GCTACAACACCTTCCAGTAGTTTACGTATTCAGGGCTTTTTAAATATTGGTTATAAAGATCCTATCAAGTATATTCAGCAAGATAAGCTAGACGAGATATACTTGTATCGAGGCTGTAAGGAAATATAAACTATTACAGACCGTAGCGTCTAAGCTCATCTAATTGATAAGAAGTTTTAGGTTTATATCTTTCTTTAAAAGATTGACCTACTTCTTCTTTTTTAGAACTATACGAATCTTTGCGTTTTTGTTCGGTAATATATATACTTGTATAGCTTTCACCTAACATCATTGCATCTTCATTATCTTGATTTAAATCATTAGGATACGATGTAGCAGCAGCACAAGCACGTGATAACGGGAAACCCTCCTTCAAATACTTGTTAACAAGCGCAGGATCTATGTGTGCGCTTTTATCTGAATGATCAACTTTCTTAACATTACCGTTAGCATCGTAATGTACAGTATAATCCTTTACCTGTTCTACTCTAGATTCTTCCTCTTCTTCTTTATCCTTAAGAGCTGACTTCATAAGTTCGTCTTTGTCTCCATCTTTATCAAAATCTAAGTAATCAGGCTTAGATTCTTCTTCTTCTGATGCCATATAGAATTGACCCTCGGCATCAGCTAATGCATCAGCGATATAATCTTGGTTGTATCTGCGATCCGCAATAATAAAGTCAATATAGTTTTTATCTACACGCGCCGCCGGATTATTACCCGTAACATAACCACCAGTAAGTTTGATATCTATTTTACCAGTGTAAGGACTTTTTCTAGCGATATATTCAACAACACCATCAACTTCTTCACCATCGTCTCCTATCCATACGGTATCAGCTTCACCTTCGATTACACTACCTGCATCATCACTCTCTTCTTCTTCTGCTCCTTTGAGAAGTTGTCTTGCTGCTAGTGCTGCTATAGCCATATTCTCTCTGTGAAGGCCTCCTGTTGTGAATTGTCTGCTATTAGAAGCTTCCATGAACCCTTCTTCACCCTCTTCTGATGCCATATTAAACTGACTTTCAGCATCAGCTAATGCATCAGCGATATAATCTTGGTTGTATCTTTTGTCTGAGATAACAAAATTAATATAGCTATTATCTACACGCGCAGCTGGATTACTACCAGTTACATAACCACCGGTCAACTGTACATCTATTTTACCTGTACGTGGATTTTTAGTAGCAGTATATGTAACAACCCCGTCTACATCCTCACCACCATCTCCAACCCATACAGTATTAGCTTCACCTTCGATTACCTCGCCTGTTGCGCTATCATACTCATCCTCACCTACATCATACATCTCTAAGCTTTCCATACCTTCCTCTTCTTCAGACGGTTCGTCATCAAACATTTCTTCATCCTCTGTACCTTGTGAGATAGGTTTAACCGCTGAGGATAAATACGCTGCAATTTTTTCATAACCAGGTTCATTAGAAATTTGTTGAATAAACGACTTAAGGGTAGCTAGATTAGTAATTTTATTTGAATAATTCATAACTTCACCGAGAGCTTCTTCATCAATATCAAAACCAGGTTCACCTATATTATTACCAATTTTCGCAAGAATATTAGCTACTGCTGATTTAACCAATATAGTTTCATCAGAAACAATATCTGTTAATGCATCATCCATCTGTTTACCAGATTTTACTTGTCTCATTTGACTTGCTATTTCCTGAGAAGCTGCTTGTGCTGCATATTTTTCTTCTTTACCTCTATTAACACCAACACCACTAATAAAATCATCTAAAGTAGAGGAAACTCTATCTGCAATCTCTTGCGTCTTGGCATTAATTTCATTTTGCTTTGTTTTTAATACGCTAAGCATAGTCTGCTTTTTACCAGTAAATCCTGGTGCCTTTTTAATAGCGTTGAGTTCCTGATCATCTATAATATCTAGCATGTATAGAATCTCTCTAATAAACTTAATTGTATCGAGAGGAGCAGAGCTTAATCCTCCTGCTCTCATTTTAGAAGTAATATTACCAAAGGAAGGGTGTGAACCTGAATATGGTGATACTTTACCTTCTGTTAAAACGCTTACTCTTGATAGTAGATTTTTAAACGAACTCATATACTATATTTATACAATATGCAATTAAATTGGACTAATTTTAACGAAATGTCTTTAGCTGAGCTCTGTAAAATACCAGGCATTGGTAAGAAGGTAGCAACACGCATTATAGTAAATAGACCTTTTAGATCTAATAATGATCTTTTTAAAATTAAAGGTCTTGGTAAAAATACACTTAATAATTTAGGAATAGAAAAGGTAAAAAAACAAAGAAGATCTTGGTACTTAATGGATGATGGTATTGAATATCCTCATTCTGCACTTGCTAGAAATAAGTTTACACGTAAAATAGATTTTTTCTGGAGAATACCTAAGGATCAGCGTGAATACTTAGTTGAATTAACTCCTATTTAATATTATATAATATAATATATGATTAGTACTATTAAACATAATGTGAGAGGAGGGGTAAAAAGTTATTTGCGCTATAATTGGATCTAGTAATCTGTCTAAGTTTGAAGTTTTATACCAAGCTAATCTTCCACGAGGTAATTTTGCCTCTAGCCTCTTGGGATTATCTAAGAACGGAGATCAGATGATGTTAAAGCAAAAAGGTACTATAAATTTTGACTCTAAAAATTTAAGCGATGAAAACCTTGATAACTATATTGATTATTTTATTGGTCATGTACAAGCTCCTACATCTGCGCAGAGAGAATGGTCTTATGATACTTCGCACCCCTTCGAATCACTTTCCTGGTCAGTAATTCATAATGGAGTGCTAACTAATTATGAAAATATTCGAGCTCAATACATAGACTGGGATGTAAACCCTGTTGATACAGCTGTAATACCAAACTTACTACAGCATTTTACTGAGAGCTGTAGAGATGAATGTCCAGCACACGAAATTATTAAACAGACTCTAGAGTTATTAGAAGGAACATTTGCACTCTGCATGGTAGATACAGATTGTAATGATGTATATCTCGCGAGACAAGGCTCAATCCTACACTATAATGATAAAGGCGACTTTTCAACGCTAGGAGGTGAAGGATTTAAACTTCTACCTGAAGGTATTATACTTATGCTTAAAGATAATAAAGAATGGGTAGAGGTAAACAAATTTAAAACAAAATCACCATTTTTATTCTTATGAAAACATTTTTTTTCTCGGTAACAAAAGGCAAAAAAGAAGATACACTGCTTTATAAAAACCACAAAGATGATTATGAAATTTTCTTTGTGGAAAATAACACAAAACCTCTATCTAAAGTATATAATAAAGCTATTGACTTCGCGATCAAAGAGGATATTGAAACCCTTGTACTGATGCATGATGATATTATCATTGAATCAGATCTATTTAAAAAAATACCCGAGCTACAGACGCAGTTTGATGTTATTGGTGTAGCCGGTACAACAGAATGTAAGTTAGAACAACCAGCTTTATGGCATTTAATGGGAGGAGGATTTCAAGGAGGTAAGCTTCATGGAGCTGTAGCTCATATTAACAATGATAAAAAATATATGACAGCGTTCGGTGTGTATCCTCATCGAGCTGTTTTAATTGACGGTGTCTTTATGGCTATCAAAAGAGAAGTTTTTAAATCAGTAAGATTTGATGAAGAGAATCCAGCCGGGTTTCACTTCTACGATCTTTCATATAGCCTTGAAGCTCATAAACAAAAATTCAAAGTAGGTGTAGGTGATATTATGATAACGCACGCATCACCAGGCTTGAGAGAATTTACAGAAGAATTTAATAAAGGGCAGGAGTATTTTTTAAGCAAGTGGAAAAATGGTAACAAAAAACAAAAGACTAAATTACAACGTAAAAAGAAAGTTTCTTAATATCTATCTTTTTATAGATACCGTATTACCTATAGTTGATAAACTACCAACCAATGTTATTCTATATAAGTGAGTAAATTAGATTTAGATTATTTTGAACGCATTGTTTGCTTTAAAGCGCTAGTAGACTCTACATACCTTTCATCGATAGTAGACTATGTAAAGCCGGCCTACTTTAAAGATAAGAGTATATCTAATATCTTTAGCATTATATCTGAATTCTACGAAAATCGTAATAAGTTGCCTACTCTTACAGAGGTTAAGATGTATCTTACAACAGACGAGTTGAGAGAGTCCTTTAAGAGTCTTGTCGAGTCTTTCAAGGAAATAGATAAAAATATCGATAAAGATGAACTGTATAGTAATACAGAAAGATTTCTTAAAGAGAAGGCAGTATATATTTCAATGCTAGATGTAGCGAGTGATATCGCAAAAGGTAGTATAGATACATCGCAGATTTTAGATAAGATAGAAAAGTCCTGTAATATAAATCTAGTAACAGATACTGGATTTGATTTATATAACGATGTAGATGTATTGATTGATGACTTATGCAACGTTCAGAGATCTATACCTAGCAAATGGGAATGGTTAGATGATGCGCTAAATGGCGGGTTTTTAGAGAATGGTAGGTCTCTTTACGTTTTTGCAGGTGAAACAAACATTGGTAAATCTATCTTTCTGGGTAATATAGCATCTAATATAGCTAAACAAGGAAAGAATGTTTTGCTAGTAACTCTCGAGATGTCAGAGTTGTTATACGCGCGCCGCATTTGTACTAACGTAAGTAAGATACCTTTAAAAGACCTGTCAACTAATACTCATGCTCTTAGACAAGCTATTGTAGATGAAAAGACAAGTGGTAGTGGTAGAATCTTTATTAAAGAATTTCCCCCTTCAACTATTACACCAAATCAATTAAAAGCTTTTGTTAAGAAGCTTACTGATACAGGTGTACCCATCCATGCAATTGTTTTAGATTACTTAAACCTACTGCATTCTACCGTAGGGTCGAATTCTTACGAGCGTGTTAAAAACGTAACAGAGCAAGTTAGGGCTATGTCTTATATTTTTAACTGTCCGGTCATATCAGCTACTCAGTTGAATAGAAGTGGGTTTAGTACTGATAATCCTGATCTAGCAACGATATCAGAATCTGTAGGGTTGGCTGCTACTGCTGATGTTATCGTATCTATTTTCCAGAACGAAGAAGATAGAGACTTAGGTATTATTAGACTTGGTATGATGAAGAATAGATATGGTCCGAGAGGTCATACCCAAGCTATGAGAATTGATTACTCAACTCTAACCATTACTCAAGCAGAAGAAGCTGCAGTAAGTAGTGATGATTTAACTCTTAATACTTTACAGTTACTAGCCGGTTGATTAAGTTCCTTGTTTGTGTAAATAATTAGGTGACCTCAAACAATAGAGACAATAACAGCAGGCTTAAACGTAATCTAGCTTTGTATAAAAGCGGTAAGACTGACTTTACTACAGAAGAACTAAGCGAATTAAAAATATATCTTCTTAAGTTAAAAGATATTGTATCTACAACCGAGTTTTTCGAAGGCTCGTTGAAGAGTTACAAAATTGTTAGCTGTTTTGCAGAGGACTTATTTACCGAATTGCAGGACTACATGCTTAAAAAGTTTAACGCGGATATAGCTATTACTGTAATTATTAAAGAGCGTAAAATTCTTTTTAAGTGTGATAAAGAACGATGCAAAATTGATCTCTGTACTTTAGCTAAGTTGTTATGTGATGGCAATTGTATAGACGAGACAGGCGCCGTAGCAGAAGGTAATATAACAGACAAATTTCTAAATTTAACCAAAACCTTTAAACAATGTATATAAAATCAATCTCCGTCAACCCTTCTCAGGACATTATAGATAGAGAGAGTGAACATATATTACTTTCATTCTGTTCTTTTTGTACATTATTAAAGGGTAAAAAGCTTTCATTTCAAAATGTTTTTATTTTAGTTCTTCAAGATGAAAAACTAAAAAATATACTAAAGGATCTTTTAGGAGTTGATTCTACCTTTGAAATAGTTAAAATCTTCTTAGAGTACGATCCCACAATTACAAAAAGTAAATATATTACAAAATATTTAAATAATCGTAACAAGAATAATTTAAAATTAATTAAGTGTTAACAGAACAAGAAAAACGAATTTATAATTCATATCTAATAGCTAGCAGATCTGCTAAAAATAAACCCTTTAAATTACGCCAAAACTTTGATTCAATAGATAATCAGACTTATGTAGTTTTAAAGAAACTAGGTATATTTTTTGAAAAAAATAATAATATAAAGCAGATAGATTTTTTTACTGCACCTTTTAGCTACTACGGTTCAGATAATTTTTTTGATATAAGCTTCTTTCTAACACCTAAAGCTATAAAGTGCTATTCTCTATACGTAAAGAAAAAAGAGACACAAGATCCTGATAATGAAGATACAATATTAAGTACTAAAGACTGCTGTATATTCATTTATAAATATTGTGCTGAAAATAAAATAACTCTTCACGAATATAAAAATATTATACATGGCACGACCCCGCTAATATTGCAGCATTTACGCGATCATAAAATAAACTTTTACACTTTACATGGACTACAATGTGATAGAACTATACGGCAAGTTGAGTCAGATCTTTTAGAGTTCTTTATATCTAATTTTGAATATCTCTTAAATGAAACAAGAGTAAATTTTCAACGATCTATACGACTTAAAAATATAATACGTGAATCCCTTTCTATAATTGAAAATAAGCTATTGAAAAATAAAACCAATAGCTTATAATTAGAGAATAATAAGCTAAAAAACTAAAACTAAAACTAAAACTAAAACTAAAACTAAAACTAAAAAACTATGAGTACATTTAATACATCGATGTTTCAATCCATCAAAGACGCATTAGCTAAATCAGACGCAGAAAATACTCCAGCAGTATATAATGAAGTTCTAAGAACCACACCTGGTAATACCTATACTGTTAGACTGCTACCGTTTGCTAAAGACCCTAAAAATACATTCTTCCATTACTTTAACCATGGTTGGGTATCGTTTGCGACTGGTCAATATGTCCAAGCGCTTTCACCTATGACCTTCGGTGAGCGTGATCCGATTGCAGAAGAAAGATTCCGCATCCTACGTATGGGTACCGAGGATGAAAAAGAAAAGGTAAAAGCCATTAAGAGAGTCGAAAAGTATCTTGTTAACGTATATGTTATTGATGATCCGACTAACCCTGATAATAACGGTAAAGTTAAACTACTTAGATACGGTAAGCAACTTCATAAGATCATTATGGAAGCGATCGAGGGTGAAGATGCTGAAGAATTCGGTCCTCGTATCTTTGATCTCAGTTCAAACGGAGTTAGCTTCAAGATTAAATGTGAGAATCAAGGTGAGTATCCAACTTATGTTTCATCTCGCTTTACATCTGCTGGTAAATTTAATTTGTCTGAAGATGAGCAGAAAAAGATTTATGATGGCGTGTATGATCTAACTAAGGTATATACTCTTAAATCTTACGATGAGCTTAAGCAAATGCTTGACGAGCACTTCTATGTAAGAGAAGTTGCGTCTGAAGCAAGCGCCCCGTCTCATAATACCTATACTGAGGCAGCTAAAGCAGAAACTATCGCGTCTCAAAGCACTTCTACTTACTCTTCTGCAGAAGACGAAATCTCAGAACTACTTAAAGATATTATATGAATATAACACCAGACCAACAAAATGCGTTAGTTCAGTTTTTCGGAACTATGCATGCTCAGGCTAAACAGACTGACGACATGATCGTTGGCTCTTCTAAGTTTGTAAACCCTGTCGGTCCTACTATAAGAAGAGAGCTTGAGAACGTGCTTAAGTTTAATAACGAGCACCCTCCTCAGCAACCTCCACATCAGTTTCAAGAACCGGCATATATACCTACTCCTGTAGATTATGTACCGGTTCAGGAAACATATACACAAGAAGTACAAACGGTTTTACCGCCTACTGTACCTCATGAAGTAGTAAAGGTATTAGATTCTGAAATACTTAATACATTGAAAGAAATTAACTTGAATTTATCTAGAATAGCATCTACACTAGAGAAGCAACATGGAAGTACAAAGAGAGCTAAAAATACCAAATCGGGTTGACTGGACAAAGTTTCTAGAGTCGATATCAAAGATAAACGAATCAACAATTCTTACCTCTCACGAGGGAAAAGCTGGTTTAATAACATCTTTAGTTTCTTCCGCAGATAATACCCTTATATTGTATGGTGAGATATCTGGTGTAAGTGCTAATTATAATGGCACTTTAAATATACCAGATATTAAGAAATTGATTAGAGTTATTGACTCTATCGATACATCAGATCTGTCTCTTATTATTAATAATAATAGCATAGAGTATAAAGGTAAATCGCTTAAGTTTAAGTATCATCTATATGAAGACGGCTTCCTTAATAAGCCATCAATCAATATAGAAAAAATTAAGAGCTTTAACTATGATATTAATTTTACTCTTAAGAAAGAACAGATTAATTCGATTATTAAAGGTAGTACGTTCGCTACAGAAACTAACAAACTGTATCTATATACTCAAGACGGTAGCTTAAAAGGTGAACTAACTGATAGAGCGAGACATAATACAGATGTATTTGCCTTGGATCTTGGCAAAGTTGATTTTACTCTATCTCCACTACCTATAAACTTTGATAATATTAAATTGCTATCCTTTATCGGTGAAGACATAAACTTCGGTATTAATACAGAATATGGAGTAACTATCATTGATATTTCAAATAGTAATATTAAATTAAAGTATATTATAACATCCCTCACACAATGAATATTAATAAGAATAAAATAACGACGCTTTCGTACTTTGTAAAGCGCTTAAAAGACTGCGGCTTTAATATCTGGAAAATATGTAATAACTATGCACAATCAGATCCTCGAAAGTGGACGATTATGATAGATCCGGGTAATGCAGCTATTTTTGTAACTTGTTATGAAAATAGAGACTTTAAAAGCGAAAAAATGTTTGAGTTTAACGATGGTGGTAGATTATTTCCGCGTAACTTTTCTTTAAAGACGTCTTCTATAGAGGTTATTGTTACCTCTCTCTTAGAGAGAGGAGTTACACAGATTGCTACCGAAGACAAATATAATAATGAGCCAGGATAATAATGAATATTCAGATGAAGAAATTAGAGAACTTTTAAAAGAGGTTCTTAAGACTGAGTATGAAAATAAAAAAACCTACAATAAAAAGGTTAAAATTAATACTGCTCTAGCTTCAACTGTAAAGGAATTTCTTACTAATTTCGTTGTACTGGGCTATGATCTTAACGACAATCCTGTAATAATAAAATACGCTCGCACTCAGATGGAAAGAGATGCTCTTAAATCGTTAGCGGTAAGATATATTTCAAAGCTTATATATGAAGATGAGTAATAAGGTACCTGTAATCGGCCAAGTATATGCCGTACATACAGGTACATATGCTGGCCAAATGCTTTTGTATGTAGATAAAGGGTCTATAGATTATTGCTTTCTATCAATTCCTGAAATGCGCAACTTTACAATTCCGCGCGCTATATTTGAACATGGCATTAAAACTGATATAGTTAAATATGTTGAAACTGTACCAAAATATGTTTTAAAGGTATCTATTGCTCAGTACAAGCAAAACGAACGTAAAGGCGCTATTAAAAAGAAGAGTAAAACTATCGATATTTGAGAATCGATTTACATTCCTTACCGCAAGTCCTTCTAATATAGCCCTTATTTAAACACCAGCGTGTATTGTAGATAGAGCTATTACATATTAAACAAGTACTGTATTCACCTGTCATTAGCGATGGTTTCTTAATACCGGTAAGTGCTTTAGATAAGGCTTCAGCGTGCTCCTTAGTTCGTTTATATTTTCTTAACCCCTCGGCTATCTTATCTCTAGTCTTCTGTGTATGCACCTTACCAGTTATCATCTTACTTTGATGATCTTTCTGAGCTTGCGTCTTTGGAACATTAACAATACCTCTAGTTCCAGTAGAAGTATTGTTCCGATTTAACCATTCACTCTTTTTTACAGCACCTATTCTTCTAATAACCCTTTCTTCCCAACAAATAGCCTCTTCAGCAGTTTTAAATGTCTTTCGAACTTCAATAATATCAGGTTCTCCATGCTGTTCGCACATAAGTTTAACATACTTTGATGATGTATAATATTTGGTCCACAGATCATTTGGGGTTGTACCTCGCGCGTAACGTACGCCATAATAAAACGTTTTCTGCTTAGACCAGCCTATTAAATAGCAGAATGGTTGATAAATATCTTTATGCTGTTGTTTTGTCTTCATATCAATAGTGTAGGTGGAGTTGCCGCTCGCGACCTACAATTATTTAATCAAATGCGGCTTGTTTTAATAAGGAACTAATATATTATTATAGTATATGAGCAAGACTTTAATAATAGATGGAAACAATCTTGTGCATAGATGCTGGTGGACTGCTAAGAACCAAGCTATAAGAACCAATACTGCTGAACCAGAGCAGATTAGTAATCTCCATATATATTTTACTCTCAACGCGATCTTTTCGTATGTAACAAAATTTCAACCTCAAAAGACTATTGTTGTCTGGGATGAGAAACCGGATTACCGAGTTAATGAACGTAAGGTTATATTTAGTGAGTATAAAGGAGGTAGATCAACCGATTCCTCGCCTCACCAAAATAATAACGCAATTAAAAGTATATTACGTATGTTAGGTATAGCTTCTATTTTTCCACGTGAACTAGAAGCAGACGATATTGTTGCATATATATGTAAAAGTTTTGAGGGTAAAAAGATGATTATATCTGTAGATAAAGATTTTATTCAGTTAATAGACTCAAATACATCACTTTACGATCCTATTAGAAAAATAGAATATAATTATCACAATTTATACTCTTTGATAGGATACTCAGATGTCGATACATGGTTTAATATTAAATGTTTGACTGGTGATAAATCAGATAATGTTCCTGGAATACCTAAGTTCGGGAAAGCTAAGATTAAAAAATATTTAAACGGAGAGATTGAGCTGTCAGAAGAAGAAAAAGAGATTTATAACCGCAATAACTCACTGTTTAATCTTAATAAGATCATGCATAACGAGGCTGAACAAGAGTATTACAAGAGCCAGCTCGAAAATACAGTAGAAAGTAGCTGGGATGAGTTTATAATTGAGTGTAAAGATCGTAACTTTAACAATATACTCGGAAAGAAAGAATCTTGGTATTCTTCGTTTTTCTTACGTAACAAACTTCAATTATTATTTAAATGATTAATGCCCCAGAAGAATATGTAGTAAGCAAGTTCTTTCAGTATATATACCAACCTAAATTTAATAGATATAATAATACATATCAAGGAGGATGTTGTATATGCCGTGAGGGGGGATCCTTTGGTAAAAAGCGTAGATGTTATTACATACCTAAGAACGATAATATCTTCTGTCATAACTGCGGCTGGTCTAGTAAGCCTCTAAAATGGGTAATAGAGGTAACTGGTAAAACTAGCGCAGAAGTTATTGAAGAAATTAGAGAGTATATCAATGAAGATGATATAATTGAATCTACAGTAGAAGAACCGGTTAAGATAATTACCGAAACACTTCCAAAGAACTCTGTAAATCTATTTGATCCGATGCAGGTAGATTTTTATCGCGATAATAATATAGTTAAGAGCTGTTTAAAGCTAATAACTGACAGGAGACTTAATACAGCTGTCAATAGACCTATAACTCTGTATGTATCTTTAATAGATAAAGTACATAAGAATAGACTTATAATACCCTTTATTAATGAGAAAGGAGATATCGAGTTTTATCAATCTAGATCTGTAGTTACTAGTGATAATACGAAAAAACCTAAGTACATATCACGAATTGGAGCAGAAAAAACTCTATTCAACATCGATAAAATCGATAATAGCTTCAGTGATGTTTTTATATTCGAAGGACCTATAAATGCTTTTTTTACTAAAAATAGTGTAGCAGTTGCAGGTATCACAGATAAAGGTACAGCTACATTTACAAAAAGACAGCAACAGCAAGCAGATACTGTTTTAAGGTGGTTTAATAAAACGTGGGTACTAGATAGTCAATGGATCGATAAGGCATCTCTAAGTAAGAGTGAGATTCTACTAAATTCAGGTGAAAAAGTCTTTATATGGCCTGAGAATATAGGTAAGCGCTTTAAAGACTTTAATGATATCTGTATTGCAGGTAAAATCGATGAAATACCTCATGAGTTTATAAACAAAAACTCATATAGTGGGTTAGAAGGTATAATTAGGTTAGCTGAAATAAAGCGATATGTAAATACTAAACAGTAACTATAATATCTATCAAATCCACTCCTTTACCACCAAAGATTAATGTTATATGTTTATACCCTGCTGCAGCTGTTGCCTTAGCTTTAAGCTTGTTAATATATTTATTAACTTTATATGTATATAAACTCTTAACTTCATATATTGTATTATTTTCACAAGTAAAAAAATCAGGAAAATATTTTTTTTCCTTACCTCTGTAATTATAAGATATAGTAGGTACATCACCTCCAACATATATGCTTGCAACATCTATTCCTTGCTCTACTAGATATTGCAGCGCTTGAGGTTCATATCCCTGAACGTCAAACTGACGACCAGCAATATCAACAGTTTTAAGTCTATAACCGCTTTTCATAGCCTTAATATGGGTATCTAATAATTGCATAGGATTATCTACACCATATTTTTTACGCATACTATCAGTTCTTTTTCTTTTAGTATATAATAGACTATTAGTTTCTTTAAGTGTTCTAAGCTCTACACCCAGTCTAATAAGCCAATTTTTAATTGTAACATTTGAAACATTAAAATACTTGCCTAACTCTATACAGGATAAGCCACTACTATAGAGTTCTTTTAACTTATTGCATATTTTTGTGTTATCATCTAATAAATGAGGCTTACACTCTTTTTTGTAGTCATCAAGCCTGTTATTCTCCGAAGCAGATCGTTTCGGGATATTATTTTTTATTAAGATTTTATTTACTCTATTATACTGTATATTATATTTTAGTGATATTGTTCTTATGGTTAGTTTATTATTATAATCAGTAATTATTTTTTCTGCTGTCTTAAGATCAATATATTTTGTTGTAATAACTTCCATACTAGTATTTAGTCCACTAGCATGGTTTAGAGTCATACGTATCTAAACGCAGGATTTTCAGTTTGAGATATATAACCTCTAAACGACTCTGTTAGAGCAGCAAGTTCTGTAGCTACACGAGCTATTTTACGTTGTTCAGATTGCTTCATTCTATCAAAGATGGTATCTGGTTCAGCGTTTGCTAATTTAGTTTGAATAGAATCACCCGATGTACCATTTAAAAACTCTAGAAAGCTATCACACTGATCAACCCAGCTCTGCAACTCTGCTGTCATGG